CAGGCCGAAATCGTAAATACCGTAGAGGTATTGAACGAGCTTACCCGTGTCGGGGTCAGCCTCGAACTCGGTGTAGGGATTGGCCGCGACGTTGGGAAACATCCGGTGAGTCCCGTAAACCTTTGGCACCATGTTGAGCCGTTTGACCGCGTTTGACTGACTGCCAATGGTATACATTTGCGAATCAGAAAAACTGGTCGAGGGCTGTTCGGTGGATGGCGGAGGTAAAAGAGAGGAAACAGCGAGTGTAACGCCAAGTGTAAAAACCCCGGAGGCGAAGGCCGTTAGGCCCAGGCCCGGAGCGATGAGGTTACTGGCCACCAAGGCTGTCAAGGCGATGAAAGCCCCACGGCCAAGTCCGTCATCCCCCTGCAAGACAGGGACAATGAGGACCTGATCTCTTTCAACGAGGCGAATCTTTTCCCAGAGGTGGGGCGGACATTTTGCCCCGTTGTGGAGGACAGCGAAGACCTCCTCAACTTTGTGTTTTCCAAGAGGGACTTTCTCCAGGGACCGCATGACAGCATCGAGAACAGTCTCCCCCGCTTTGATCGGGAGGCCTTCTCTGGGCTGTTCCTTGGAGACGGACGAAAGTTTTACTTTAATCATTCGCTGGTTTCCCGTGGCGATAGTAACCCACGATCAAGTGTTTCCACTTCTCGATTCTATCTATGACGCTGCCAGTCGTTTTAGATGAATGAATAAATCTAGACTCGTCGATCAGTACGCCAATGTGGGATTCGATCCCGTGAATTTTGAAGATAATCAGGTCGCCAAACTGCGGCGATTCCCCGGCTGGGACTTGGTGAAAATCGCCGATGTTGCTGTAGATGAGAAGGTTGGTCTCTTTCCGGTCCTTTGGCGTCTCGTGATAGTAGTGCTTCAGGTGGACGTTGAACATGGAGAGGTAGAACTCTCGGCAAAGATCCCAACAATTCACGCGGTCGTATGGCCTTCCGACCAATCCCCGCAGTCTCTCTTCAAAAGATTCCGGGAAAGTTGGTCGGCGTGTATTTCTCACTGGTCATCTCCGTGTTGAGGAAGTCGTCCAAGGCGATGGTGGCCGTGACTCTGTTTTGATCGTAAACGACCTGTCGAATCTTCAATTCCTCCTGGGACATTTGAACTTCATCTGGCAGAGATGCCAAGATCATTTCTATTTTGACATCAATAGGATCAGTAACGGTTCGGATGCCCTCGATTAGATCCAGGGACACGTTGTCAAACTCGATGGAAAATTCCCTCTTGGTCTGGCCGTCATCGACAGGGAACCGGGTGCGGAAAGGAAAGGCCAGGAAGGTGTCACCCCGGGAGACGATGTTGACCGTGTTGTTGACGAGGCGAATGTCATCGACAAAATCTGGGTGGGATAGTGTGACGAGAAGCAAGAAGGGGTCGTCAGACTCCTGGGCAAAAAGTTGGGCTAAAAGTTCAGGAGAAAGAGTCAGGCTCATACCGGAGGAATCTCCCATTCCATCGTGACGAGGAACTCCCTACCACCCCTTGCCCGTGGGCCAATCCTTGGGGGTGAGACCATGCGAAACTCAGTCAGGGCCCCTGTGAAGGGATGGTCAAATTCAAATCTGTTCACTCCGCCATTGAGAGTGACATCCCAAAAATTGTAGAGGTCATTGAATTCCGTGTAGGTCAGGTTGATGGAAACCGAAAGCGTATCCACTCCCTTGGTGAATCTTCGACGAACTTTGGCAAGGCCAACATCGTTCTCTGAACGGATGGCCGTGGGGCCGATCTGGTACTGGAATCCTGCGACGTTGAGCTTATCCTCAAGGGCGGCTGGCCAAGTTTCTGCCATCTCTAGTTCCCCCTTCGCCGAATACCGTAAGCGGCGTTAAACGACTTGTCGAAAGACCCTTTGGCGATTCCCTCTCTGAGTTTGTTCTCGATGAGAATTTCCAAAACCCTATCTCCACCGGGGCCGACAGTCTCCCGAGTGGAGACATCAGCCGAAGCGTTATTGATGACTGTCACGTTCACGGGAGACTGAGTGGCGGAAACCCCAAGCTCACCGCCAGGTCCGCGAGAAAGTGGGAGGATGGCTTCCGGCCCCGCCTCTCCGGCCATGCCGACTTTCATCGAAGACCCATAAGAAAACAGGGAAGCTCCGGAAACAACTCCTCCGCTGGCAAATTGCTCAATGTTTGGAGAAAGAATCTGGGGAACAGACCCTCCCGCAGAACCTCCTCCAGGGGCAAAGAACCCCTGGAAGAATCCGCCAAATCCCGAAGCTATCGGGGCCAAGATTTGGGTCCGAATAATTATCTTTGTCAGGTCATCAAGGACGGATTGGGCAAAATCGCTGAAGTTCAATTTGCCTGATTTTGTGGCCTCAAAAATTGATTCTTCGAGAGAAGAGAATGTATTTTTGATAGCTTCCGCCACCTGTTGGCTGGCCGTACCGATAGAATTGACGTAATCAATCGACCCCACCCTCAGGGCCCCATTAACACTGAATCTTTTTTCAATCTTGATAAACTCCGCGTCGTATTCCTGGAGAGTGACAACCCCTGACTGGAGTTTTGCATTAAGCTGATCCAACTGATTCAGTGTGAGGGCTTCATTGAATCTCTCGACCGAGATTCTTGCGTCGGCAAATTGTCGTTGAAGATCTCTTTTTTGAATTTCGAGAAGACCTAAGTTGTATTTCCCAAGGTCAATGGTCCCCTTCTTGAAGGATTCAGTCAGCTTTTTTATCTCGGCAGAGCTGAGAGTGTCGAAATACTCTCTCGCGGAGATAGTCCCAGCCAGGAATCGCCTATTTAATTCCTTCAGAGTTTCCTCGGCATCCTTCAAGACTTTAGTTGGAGGAGTGATTTTATTTTTCTCCTGGTCTGGGGCCAATTTGCTCCTGTCCACAATTCTAGAAGTCAGATTTTCCGAAGTCTTTGCAAGAGAGGAAATGGCGGAATCAAAGAGGGTAACGTCATTTTTGGCCCCCTTGAAGACGCTACTCACGACGGTCGCCAGGTCCTTAAAAATAAGAAGGGCGAAACGTGGGAGATCTATAAGGGCGGCGGTAATCTCAAAAAATATATTTTTTAACGCCGTCGTGAAATCCTTTAAGTCCTTAAAGGCAACAGACAGCCCGACAGTCAAAAGGGATACTGCCGTAATGACGGCACCAATCGGAGTCAAAAGGAAAAGGAGACTGGCTTTTCCAAGAGCCACTAAAGCCGCAGTAAGAGTTCCGGTGGCAAGTGTCACACCGACAACTCCAGTCGCCACGATACCGAGGGCGGCGGAAAACAGTCCAAGTTTCTCCGTGGCTATCTCCACAACTTTTGCAAATCCTTTTTGAAGGCCAAGGGCATCGTTCAAATCGAGAAAGGCGAGCTGGAGGTTATTCGAGGCCAAAGCCAAGGTTTGTCCGAATGTCTGGCCCAATTTGCTGGCCTTGTCGGCGGCCTCGTCTTGGACCTCGGACAAAACGCGGATAACATCCGCAGCGGTGATGATGTTTTCTTCGGCGAGTCGGAATATATTCTGCCCAAATCTTTGTCGGAGTTTATCGGCAAGGAACAAGTTCTGTTCCAAAACGGACCTTAATTCCTGCCCTCGCACCTGATTGGCGGAAAACCCCTGTGTCAACTGGACTGAAACAGCCGTCGCTTCCGAGACCGTCGCCCCGGAGAGACGAAAAGTATTTTGCAACGTCTCCGTGATACCAAGTAGCGATTCTTGAGAAAGTCCAAGAGCATTGGTAGAGGCAGCGACCCTGGTGTAGACTGTCGAGAGACCAGAGATCGTCGTCTTTGTTCTGGAGGCAATTTCATTCAACTGGGAAAGAGTGTTTCTGGCGGCTTCTTGGGAGCCAGCAAGAATTGAAATCCGGTCACGAAGCAAACTGATGTCGTCAATGAATCTTCCCAAGCTCTGAAATCCCAAAGCTCCGAAATATCCGGCAGTAACCCTGCGAAGGAGAAAAAGATCGGCAGAAAGCCCCTTGGCGCTTTTTGAAATGTTACCGAGGGCAGTCGATAGCTGTTTAGCCCCGACTAGGCCGTCCGTTTTTACGAAGATCCGAACGGTTCTGTTTTGCTGGGTGTTCGCCATTTCCCTTCCCCTGGGCTTTGGATTTCTCCGACGACTTCTTTGCCGTCAGTTCCATATATTTTCGGTCCATCCTCCGAATAATGTAGTGAAAATCCTCGAAGTCTTCCACCTTCCAAATCTTAGAGTATTCGACGATGGCTGTAAAAGGAATCGGTCCCAGATCCAGACCATTTATTCGGCAGGTCCCCAATTCATGGAAGGCATCGAGATAGAAAATGCAGAACTCCGGCAAGTCCGGCTCTTGGTCTTCTTGCTTGATTTTTCCGTCGGAAAGGAGCTTGTGGTAAAATCCGGTCTTCAGTGAGTCCCCCCACCGAAAAAGCCAAGCCACCCAGCCCTCTAGGAGTTTCCCAGTTCTTCTCGGTAGTTTTTAGAGTCCTGAGAGTGTTCAAGGAGGGTCCGGAGCAGATCCGGGAGGTCCTTGAGAAACTCGATGGCCGACTCTTGAGAGAAAGGGATTTCCTTGCCGGAAGAATCCTTTACTCCACGCCAGTCAGCAACACAGGCCTCGACAAAAATTCTGGCAGTAATTTCCCTATCCTTTTCCGCAGAGAGTGTTCCTTGCTGGATTTGGTAAGTGTAGGGCTTGAAAGCCTTTGCCAGCTTACTGCGGATTTCAGGATTATCCTGGCTGAATCTCCTGACCAGAAACCCAGTCTCGTCGGAAATGTCGAACCAGACGCCATTGGTCTCCAGGGTTTTATTCGTAGCATAAAGGGAATGAAGATTCGTTTTCATTGTAGGTTCCTCCACCTGCCAGCAATCAGATAAAAGAAAAGGCCCGGTGTCAACTCATCGGATGACACCGGGCCTGTCGCAATCTGGATGGAGACAGATTACGAGCGATAGATGGTCAAAGAAGACTCGCCGTTGGACCCGACTTTTGCCTGACCAGTCATGTCAAGAATGACATCCTGGTTGGCCCCAGCCGAGGCGGGGTCATCGAAGGAGACCTGAACCGCTGGCATATAGAACCCGTACCAGCCGCCAGAGTTTTTAAGCTGAAATCCGATGGCAAAGGGAGTTTGTTCCAACTTGTTCTCCAGGATGTCCCATGTCTCATCCTTGAGGTAGGCGCTCAAGGAGATTTCAACCTGGGCTGTTCCAGGGGTGTAGTCCTCCGGAGCGATATTGCCAATGCAATTCTGCGGGTTGAGGTTGTTGTTGAGGTTCATCGTCAATGACTGGATGCAGAAGCCGCTGTCGTCCTCGAAAGTCCCAGAAGCGGAGTTGGCAATGAAGGGCATATCGACAGACCCGTTCATCGACTGAGTGGTCGCCGGGGCGTCGATGGTTCGGCCATCGGTCATAAACTCGTTGGCCGCGTCAGCGGTCACATATCCGTTGCCGCTGAAACCAAAAGTCCCCGTAACGAGTTCCCCGAAAGCGACAGAAATTTCCATCGTCGAGACAATCATTCCACGGTAGTTGATGGCCTTGGTCGTGAGATCCAGGAAGGCCTTTTCCATGGAAAAAGATTTCTTCGTGGTGCCGATGCTGATTTTATCCGCCCGCTTGTAGGCAGTTCCAGTTCCGGCCTCGTCCACCATTCCTTCGGGCCCGACGTATCGGATGGTGTCAGCGTCGATGAATTCGGCAATCATCACCTGCACGTTGTTCGCGGCATTGACGAAACCAGAAAGGGTGATGATGTCTCCGACCACGAGGGCCGCAGACCAAGTTCCAGACGCCCGGTCAATACGTTTCGTCGCAGCGGTGATCGTCAAATCAACCGTCACCAGGGCTTGAGTACCCCAAGAAGAGTACATGGCCGAAGCGATGAACAAGTCGATGGTATCTTCTTTGGCCAGCTCAAAAGAGAGATCGCCGCCGACAGTGATTCCTGTGACAACCTGGCCGGAGCTAAGTCGGTCTGTTCGGATCTGTTCAGATTCGACTGTCTCCGGAGTTCCGGAAAGGGCCTCGGATGTGAAACGGACGGTATCAAAGTTTCCAGCCCCGGGAGTGACTCCGTAGGAGACTTCCTCGATGGCCGTGACGCGGACTAAGTTTGAACTGGACATGGTTTTCTCCTTTTACAAATCAAAATCGTACTCGTATGAAACAAGGAAGGAGGCGCTCATGTAGCCGCCTTCAAATCTCAAGCTCGCACCAGAGTCAAAATTAAGCGGTGTCATGGATTCGATGATGACTCCACCTATCCGTCTTCCCCTTAAAAGGTCTCTTAAAGTTTCCCCTCTTGTCAAAAGGGCATTTCCAACTCCAAGTTTTGCCTCGGACACAATGATAAGCTCAAACGCTCCCAGCTCGCGGTATTTCCCCTGGTCGTTGGTCGCGGGGAAGGTGACTGGGACTTCCGTCTCTCCGACAAAAGCAATTCCAAGCCAATCGTCGCTCGGCTGGAGTCCGTTTCCCGCAATGAAGTCCTGGATTTCTTGAAACTGGGCGGTAAGGTCCAGCAACGTCTCAGATGGGGCGTTTGCCGTGAGAAAGTTTTTAATGGCGTCTCTGACAGCGGTTGAACTCATACAAATCCTTGGTCGTCGGCGATGAAGAGGATTCCAGGGTAGAGGTAAGGTCTTCCCGTATCCGCGTACTCCCTGTTTAGTCTTTTCCCCTTTTTGTTAAAGGCGGGGACAGATTGAAGGCCGCGAATGGACCCTCCAGGGACCAGGCGGAAAAATATCTTTGTGTTCCTTCTGTACTTTCTCTGAATGGCTCTCCAGGCAAGGTAGTATGCCCCGTTGGCCGTGAGGATAAACTTCCCCTCGTCCTCTCTTCCCTTGACGTAAAACCCTGACCTTTGTCTTCGGTCTTTTGACTTAGCTATTCTCCTACCTGAAGAATCTGCTCTGATCCCGTATCTCTCCAAAAAACGGGCATAGGGCATCACGTTTAATAAAAGAAAAGTGTCTCCACTTTTAACCTCTCCCTGGGTAGCCACCCAAGACTGAAGTTCTACCCTCGAGGAGGCTACTAAGTTCCCATTATAAATAACCCAGTTACTTCTCTTGTATTGTCCCGTATCCACCCGGCTTCTTTTTTCGATCAAGTCATACAGTTCAAGGGCAAATAGCCCGATGTCTGCCCGGGCAACGTATTCAACTCTTCCGAGCGGGCTGACATCAGCAAGTGGTTTATTCCTTCTCCCATCGACAATTTGGAGGGCATCTCTTGGGAATCCTTTATTTCTCTCCTCCCTAATAACTTGCTGGGAGGTCTGAATAAGGGCTCTCTTGATGACAAGAAGAAAATCTTCCAGAGACTTCGCTCCTGCCTGGTCCGCCGCCCAATCCCGGCCAACGGGGCTGTCTTTCAAGGTGTCGGAGATTGATAGCCGGGCCTGGACATCAATCATCCGGACCTCACTCGATAGCCGATGACGGCCCCGCCCAGGTCGTACATGGGGTGGACCTCATCGACAGCAAATGTTCCCAGCTCGGCATCAGTAATACGGTCGCCCCGCTTCGGGGGAATTGGGAAGGAAACCTCTTCAAGAACTGATTTTTGAATCACCCACTCCCGAGCGTCCACGGACATCTCCGAGGGCCCCTCGAATGATCGGGTGTAGACAGCAGGATGGACAATGATGGTGACGACAACGGAGGTTGGCGACAGAGGTCTGGTGTAAGTCACCTCCCTCTTTTTCAGTGCCAAGACTGCTCCGAAAGCATCTTTCAAAGACATCCATTACCCCAGGTAAATCAGTTTGTCGTCGCCAAGGACAGCTCGATGGCTTCGGTAGTAGCTCAGAGAATTGACGTAACTTCCAAGAATGGTCCCGAAGGCAGATGTTCTTTCGTTGTTTTGCAAGGTGTAGTCGAAGTCGATTGAGATTGTTCCCGGGATGGAAACCCGCTGGACATCACTTCCGAAGTTGATTGCCACTCCGCTGACCTTTTTGTTGTATCTCTCCTCCATGAGGGAATAAATCACCTGTCGGATAGGAGTTGGCAGAGTGGTAAATCCAGCCGTGTAGGTAACGACGGTTTCCTTTTCCAGGAAGAAGTAGGAATCTGGCCGGGTGAGAATTCCCGTTCCCTTGTTTGTTCGATACCCGGTCACGGCAACATCGTCAGCCACAACCGAGGCGACAGAAATGACCGGATACATGAAAAGACTTAAAGTCTTACTTGGGGAATTTTCATCCGAGTAGAAAGTCTGAGTGTAGGAGGCCGAAAGAAATTTTCTCCGGCAGTAGGCCTCGATGGTGTCAGAGACGAGCGTGATCTGCTCCGTGAGGAAGGCATCATACGTGGTGCCAGTGATTCCTAGGTAGGATTTTACGTCACTCAAAGTCACAAGCATCTTAAATCCTCCCTCAAGTAATAAGGGTCCGCTCGCCGCGAGAATAAATCAACTGAGTCTCGTTCAAGGGCTGGCCTATTTTGACGATAACGCTGCCGATGTCCGTCGGTGCCGCGAAAGAAGGGACAATCGCCCCCGGGTATTCGTCGCTCAAATAATACTCGTCAGATACGTCGAGACCAAAATAATTCGCCGCACTGGGTCCAGAAAGTCTTACCACACACTCCGTCGGAGAATTTTTCGATTCGACAATTCCAAACACGTTCGAGTTGGCCAGACTATCGGCCAGGGCGTTCTTTACGATTTCGTCATACGTCCCGATGTTCATTGCGTGGATGCCAAGTAACGTCGTCCAGGTGTCCATGTTACTTTCAACAAAGTTTGTCTTCCCAAGGATGACAGCCGCGCCGACGAAAACGTCTGACTCACATGGCAAGGTCTCCAGGGCATCGGCCCCGGCTGGTCCGGGGGGCCCTTGAGGTCCGGGGTCTCCCTGCGGTCCCTGGGGTCCCGGATCTCCTTGAGGACCTTGCGGCCCTGGGTCTCCCTGAGGCCCTTGAGGCCCAGTGGGACCTTCCAGGGACGCAAGCCAATCGGCCTCGGTGCCGACAAACCCATTTTCGACTGCGACCTCATAGGCGGAAAGGCCGGGGCTTCCCTTTCCTCCTCCGCCCATCGGGTAAAAATAAGTGTCGCCCTGCGCCGATGGAAGTTCGACTCGTCGTGTCTCAATTTCAGTATTGTCGGAGAAAATGAAAACCAGTGAAAAAGATCCGCCGTGGTCGATAAGCTCGACATCGACAATCTCTGCCGCATCCCGTCCATCCCTCCCGGCTGGGCCCGGAAGACCTGGCATCCCGGCAATCCCGGGCAATCCAGGGATGCCCTGAAACCCTCGAGGGCCCCGATCTCCCTTATCCCCCGTGTCGCCCTTCTCGCCCTTTTGGCCACGCTGCCCGCGAGGCCCACGCGCTCCGCGAAGGGAAGATTTTTCTTCCTCGGAGAGGTCTTCAAACTTGAGTTTGAGAGAGGTCTTCTCCTCTTCGGTCAGGTGGACAAAGCGGAGTTTGAGAGAGTCTTTTTCCTCTTCGGTGAAATCAGAAAACTTCGGACGGAGGGTCTCAAAAAATTCAAGGTGCTCCTCAAAGATGAAATCCTTACCCCGGGGTCCCCTATCTCCCTTGGGACCTCTGAGTGATTCGATTTCGCCTTCAGTCAGATCGGAGAACTTGAGTCGGTTCTCGGCAATCCATTCTTTAATCCGGTCGCCATGCTCGGCAAAGGAGAAGTCCTTCCCCGCAGGGCCTCTTTCTCCGCGAGGCCCACGAAGAGATGCTTTTTCTTCCTCGGTCAGGTTTTCAAATTTAAGTTTGAGGGAGTCCTTCTCCTCGTCGGAAAGGTCAGAAAACTTGAGCTTGTTCTTCTCAAGTATTTTCTCGATCTCTTTTCTGTTTTCCTCAAAGCAGAAGTCTTTCCCCTGCTTTCCTCTTTGCCCCCTTGGACCACGGAGAAGAAGTTTCTCCTCGTCAGTAAGATCGGAGAACTTGAGTTTGAGGTCCAGAGTAGAGACATGGGCCTTGATGAGGTTCTCAATCTCTTCTTTGTTCTCTTCAAAAATGAAGGATCTTCCATCCTCCCCTTTGGGCCCTCGGAGAATCTCGAGTTCCTCGACAGTGAGGTCCTGGAATTTTAGGGACGCTTTCTCGATCCACTCCCGAAGAATGGGCTCATGTTCGGAGAGATCAAAGTCCTTCCCCGCTGGCCCCGGAAGTCCCCTCGGGCCCCGAAGGGAGGACCTATCCTGATTCGCCTCTTCCACGGAAGAAAGCCGATGAGAAATTTCTTTGATTTTCTCATCGACAATCTTTGAGAGAAGGGCAAGGAGGACCTCTTGTCTCACCTGGGATTACTTCCTTTTCAGAAATTCCAAAGCGGCTTGGGATAGCTCCGTTTCGATTTCGTCCGACTCCGACGGAGGCTCCTCAACCTGCCTTTCCTCTGGCTGTGTCTGCCCCTTTTGAACCTGGGCATCAATGACCTCATCAATACGGTCCGCAGGGGTGAAGTTGTTGACCGCAATGTAGAACCGATCTCCACCGGGGTAGCCGGGCTGTCCTTCACGCTCCCTGATCTCGTTTGGCGTCATCGCGCCAGACTGCATCATTTTGGAGAAGTAGTTTGCCCGGGTCGTCATGTCCCCACGGAAAATGGCGTACAGGTCCATCTCGGAATACCTTCCGCCAAATCCGTTAGAGAGAAGTTTTACGTCACACTCCATTTCCCAGTTCCTCGCCCATGCATCGAGGGTGTCGGTGGCGACTTCAAGGTTGGAGTTTTCCACGTTGTTGTAAGTCGTGGCCCCCGTGTCGAAAAGTTTCGTCGGCGGAAGTCCGAGAAACCTGGCAATTTCAATAACGCCGAATTTTCGGGACTCGAGGAATTGGAGGACCTGGGGGTCCATGTTGAGGGGCTCCCACTTCACCCCTTCCTCGAGGATCGCAACAGATGCCGCTTTTCTTCCAGTTTGGTTGGACTGCCACGACTCTTTAAGTTTCTTGTAGGCCTCGTCAGACATCGTGCCGGGGTGGCTGAGAACTCCGGAAGGAATCCCCGCGTTGGCAAAAAGTCCGGATGCCATCTGGTCCGCACCGAGTGAAATTCCCAGGGTCTCTGACGCATAGGCGGCCAATCCCTGGCCCATGAGTCCGTCCCTGGTAAGGTGGAAATTCTTTATGTGGAACATATCCCGAGGACGGATGTAAGCGTCTTCCCCGGGGACGACAATCGAGCCGCCGATGATTCGATACCAGAGAGTTCCGCTCGGGTCCCTCCAGAGATCGACATGGCGGGGGTCGAGAGGCCAAAGGGCCACTGGCCTTCCAATGGTATCGCGCTCGATTTCAGCAAATCCATTCCCGCCGATAATTGCGTGTTGGCCGAGAAGAACCTTAAACGAAAAGGCGTTCATCTCGGGATTCGGGGAGAGGTTAAGGAGGTTGTAAATCCTGTCCCTCTGGATAATTTTATTTTTGTCGTCTTTTACATACCAGGGAAGTTTTGCGATTTGTGTCGAGAGATAAACGACACCGCGATTAAATCCAGAGACCTTCATCGCGGTGTCTTCGTTGACGACAACCCCGGCTGTCATGGTGAAGAGGCTTCTTCGCTGACTGACCTGATTTATCGGGGAAAGGCGGCTAAGAAACCTCGTAAAAAAATTGGCCATAGCTTACGTCTCCCAAGTCGTCCGGGGATTATTCTTACCGCTGACCCTTTGATTTCTTGCCGGACTTTTTCTTGTCCTCGGCCTGGGCCTCTTCTTGCTCCGTCTTAGCGGAGGCCAATGTTTCAACGTCCGACAGAACTTGTTCAGCGGGGACGATAACAGACTCCTCTGATTTCGTCTCGGGGGCAACAACTTGGGAATGTTTCTGGGCCTTTGGAGTTGGCATTTCTTCGACAATGGCCCCGCCACGTTTCAGCCAACGAGTCACACTTGCTTCAGGGACTTCGACGATCTCACCTTTTGAGGCAAAGATCTCTCCGTTGACGAATTTGTCCTCGCCGAAAATCATTTTCACTGTCTTTCCCATCTTCTTCTCCTTGCATGGGTTGTTTCAAAAATAAGGGGGACCATTGGTCCCCCTTGAACTCAATCACACTATTCCGTCCGGTCAAGATCAGATCGCCTGATCGTAAGCGGGGAGGTAGGTGGGTTTGTGCAGGACGTAAACGGCAGCGATGAGTTTCGCTGCGGTGCTGTCAGCCACGTTCAGCGAGACGTAACCGAATCCACCATTGACATCCAGGTCTTCGGCCAGGATTTCAAAGGCCACGATTCCGCCGTCAGCGGCGAAAAGGGCAGACAGATCGAAATTGTCCGACTTCGCGGCCGGCTGGACCTTGGTGAAAACCGTCGCGGCCCCCGCCTTGTGGTAGTAGGGGTTGTCGATTTCCAGGGCCTTGCTCGTTCCGCCCGACGCAGCGTTGTGTTGCTCAAAGCTGAAATCCACAACAGCGCCAGTCGAGGTGCCCATGTTCACAAGGACAGCCACGCGGTCGCCTTTTTGGAGGCCGATGCGAGCGCCAGTGATGGCAGCGGCATTCATGTCCGTTCCGGGGGCGACAACCTGCTTCAGGTTCGCCTTTTCCAAGAGGAATTGTTCCATGTCTTAAATCTCCTTAAAAAATTGTTTTCTTTCGCTTTGGAGGAAGGGCCAATCAAGGCCCTCCTCCGCTTTCACAGTTCCGGTCCGGCTATCCCCGCCGATTAGGCGCGGTCAGCCAAGGTCACAACACCCGACATGGTGTATCCACCATTCTGGGTCGTGATCGGGGCCTTGAAGGGGCACTGGCCATCAATCCGCATGGTGAACTTGTAAGCGGTGATGTCCTTGTCGAAGTAGAGGTGCGTGGACACCGACTGCTTCATGCCGCCAGCCTTCAAGATGGTGTAGTAGTAGGCCAGGTTGACGAAGGTGATGTCGCCCTCGTCTCCCAACGCTTTGGTCGCGCCGATCATCGGAATGACAGGTCGTCCCAACAAGAGAGCGTAGGGGCTCTGGTTCATCTGACTGCCAGGGGCCAGGTAGATGAAGTTGTCGTTGTCATCCTTCATGGTGAGGAGCTGGGGCTCCACAGCCGGGTTGATGAGCCACACCGCGCCAGCGCGGGCTTGGGGGATCATCGCCGACCACATTTTGATGACGTTGCGGGCGACAACGGTGTCAGCCGTTTGACCGGATTCCTTGGCAACCTGAACTTTGAAACCGCTGTTCAGGAGACCAGTGGGCTTGCCAACGCCGTCACCTGTGAGGATGGCTTCGTTGACCTTGTGCATGATGGCACCGGGGGCCTGGCTCAAGATGTAGGACTCGAGAGCCGCTGTGTCCTCAACCAATTCGTCGGTCAATTTCACCAACGCGGCCAACTTGTGGAGGCGCATATTGGCGCGACCGAATTTGTGCTTCGACTCGGTGATGGCTTCACCTTCTCCGGTCCAGTAGGCCTGGATGCCGCCGCTCCAGGGAGCGGTTTCGTCGATGGGCAGCGACAGCGAGTTTCCGTTCACGCGAAACTGAGTGGCGCGGGCCAGCAAGGACTCGTCCGACTGGAGTTTTTTGTTGATGGCTTCGCCCATTTCCTCGGGAACGAGGAAACCGCCATCTTCGCCGATTTTCTCGAACATGGTGTTGTTGAAGCGGGGGTCACGCTTACCCATGGCGCTTTCTTTGACAGCCTTGGCGAATTCACCGAAGGAGGCAAAGCCACCGTTTCGCTCCAAGCGGCTGGCGCGAACTTCCACGGTGGGAGTGTTCACAGGGGCCGGGGCAGATTGACGGGTGGAGCTTTGCGAAGCGGCCAAGTTGGCAGCGGCTTTTTCAGCCACGGTCAGCTTCTTGTTCAGGGACTCGAACTCGACGTTCAGGGCGTCAATCGAGTTGACCTGTTCTTCGGTGGGGTCTTCCAGAGCTTGGAATTTTTCCAGCTCGGCAGCGATTTCCTTCAAGCGGGCTCGGATTTGTTCCGGATTCATTTTTATTCTCCTGTTGTTTCGGTTTTCAAATTCTTCGGCACCGCTGCGCTACTTGCGAGCTAATGTGGCCGCGATTTTGTTCTTCAAAAGTTCAGCACTGGCCTTCGCCGCTTTGGCGTCGGTCAGGATATTTTTGGGCTTGTTCTTCATCCATGACGCTTTGTCCAAAATGGATGCAGCGACGGGAATGGACTCTTCCATGGTGCGGTCAACGAAGCCCTTCTCGACCGCCTCACTTCCAAAGAGCCATGTCTCCTTCTCGAGCATGGTCTTGATCTCAGTCCGGGGAATTTTTGTTTTTCGCTGGTACAGGCCAACCATTTGCTCCTCGATGTCGATGAGCAGGTTGACGGTATTGTCGAGATCGTTGCGATTGCCCATGGCGAAGGTCCAGGGCAGGTGGATCATGTAAGCTGCGCCCTCTCCGATAACGATGTCATCGCCCGCAAGGGCAATGATCGAAGCGATGGAGGCGGCCATGCCGTCGATGTAGACGGTCTTCTTGGCTTTGTGTTGTTTGAGGCGATTGTAGATGGTCATGCCATCGAAGACATCGCCACCGGGGGAGTTGATGCGGATGTCGAGTTCATCGACTTCGCCGACAGTTTTCAGGGTGTCAGAAAATTGCTTCGCGGAGACGGAATCGCCCCACCAGGACTCGCCGATTGACGCATAGAGGATAACTTCGGCCTTTTTCTTGTCCTTGGCGGCCCGAATCTCAAAACCTGATTTTCGCAAATTGAAAATTTTTCCGGACATCCAGTCCCCCAACAGATTGAAGGGTAGGGCCCGGATTACGGGTAAGTCTACAATTTTTTCACGGTGGTCTGGCCCGCAAAATTTGGACGCTTTGCGTTACTTTCTCTTCGTCGGTCGATTCTCGGGAACGATGAGTGAAAGAGTGTCCATCACCTGCCAATACTCTTCCTCGGAAATGAGTCCCTTTCTCTTGGACTCCTTGAGAATGTCGTTCCAGTCGGTGAGAAATCTCTGCGCTTTCTTCAGGTAGCCGGAAAATTGTTCGGAGACGAAGAGTCCCGGCTCCCCAGCCTTGCGGAGAATTTCCTGAATGTCCTCCGGCGTCCGCTCGAGATACTTCGAGGTCGGGCGGAAGAATTTCTTGGGCGTGGCCTTTTCCGAAACACGAATCGAAGGCGGTCCGAATTTGACCTCAAGCCGTGGGGGCATATCGCAACAGCCTTTCATAAATGTGGGCAGCCACTTCATCTGCGGAAGCAGACCCGGTGTGGAAAATCATGTCAAAAAGTCCAAGGCAGTCGTCAAGGTCAATCTCAGATGGATGGTTTTCCCTTTCACGCCACATGAGGCATCTCTCTTTTCTGATCTCCCGTGGACATTCCAAACGGACTGAAACCTTCCGCATACTCGGGAAGGAATGAGCCAATTCATTTTTGAATCGGCAATCTGGAATGAGGAAAGTAATTCTTCTCGTGCGGGGGTACGATGCCAAAGTGGCAGAGACAAGATTTTTGACAATACCTTCTGTCGCCCGGACCCATACATCCTGGCCAAGAGTTTTCCTCCCCCATTCAGTTCCGAGAAGTTGAAGCAGGTCTCCGTCCTTTGTCTCATGGCGTTTGTCCACTCCGTACTTATCGAGAATTGCCCGACAGGCATCGTGCATTTCATAAATCGCCGTGGCGAATGGAATCTGAAAAACCTTCCACCCGGCGTCGCCATGGAAAGTGTCAATATGGTCTTGAAGACGATTCGCAGCGGTCGTCTTCCCACTTCCCATCTTCCCCGAAATAAGAACAACTTCCGTCATCATCTTCTCATCCCCCTTACAATGTTCTAATGCCCCGGGTCTCATAGACCGAGGTCTTGTCCCCATCTTGAATCCATCCGGCCAAAGCCATAATCAAAGCCACGATGGGGTCGATTTTGAGTCTTTCGTGCGACTTCCTCGGGAAGACGTTATCGTTGTGGTCCCTCTTGGCAACGACGTTGGACAAACACCAACGAAGAAGAGGAGACCCATTGTGTTTAACCTTCCCCTGTCGAATGAGAGTGTCGAGCCTTTTCATGGGCTCGGAAAAGTTCCCGACATTCTGGGCGAACTTGACCATCTCGATCTTCCCCGCGAGTTTCTGGGCCATCTCGGTCGCTCTCCAGGCGTCGTACATACATTCAGTCACGCGGAATTGCTTTGAGATCTCCTCGAGCCTTTCCCGGATCTTGTCGTAGTTGATGACTTCGCCGGGGGTTTTGGTCAGAAAACCTTTGCCGACACACTCCTCGTAAAGGGAATTGCGAACCTTCTCCATCGTCGCTTCGGGAATAAAGGAGTTGTCAAAAACGTAGTAGATGCCATCGACAAAGAACACAAATCCGATGCTGGTCAAGTCGATATGGCTGGCCAGATCCAGGCCCAGTCGGCAAGGCTTTCCGCGAAACTGATCTAAGGAAAGTGTGGGGTCGGCACAGGCATCCCACTTCTCAACCGAGAAGAAAGAGTTGGCCTCCGAGATCCAGATGTTGAGATGTTTGACTTTGAAGTTGGCGACATCTTCAGGAGTTTCTTCTGCCTTCTTTGCTTTGGCGGCAAATGTAACAGGGTCTACTGAGACATCGTAATTGGGGTTAGCCTTCTTCCAAGAAAGCTCAGAGAAGATGTCATCCCCTTCGTCAATCGTGTAGACGATGGCAAAGAACTGGTCGTCATCCACATGACCGAGACAAACTTTCTTCGCGTAGGAACTTTGAGAGTGGCCGACGGAATCTTGGTTAAACCCCGCCGTAGTAATGCAAAGCATGAGCGAGTCTCGCCGCTTGCTCATCCCGGAGTAGACGACATCAAAAAGTTTTCTTTCCATCGCGTGGAGTTCATCCATGACAGAAAGAATATCGTTCAACCCATCTAAAGACTTGGAGTCAGCAGACATGGCTCGAATTTTGGAGTGACTCTTCTTGTGGAGAATGGTGTGGGCCAATACTTGAGTGTTTGTTGCTCGACGATAAGACGGATTATTGAGGGCCATGATCCTCGCCCCATCGAGAACAATCCTTGCCTGGTCAGATTTCGTCCCGAAACAAGAAATGATGTTCCCCTTAGGGTCATCCAGATTCAGGAAGTAAAGCGCAGTGCCGGAGGACATACTGCTTTTCCCATTTCCTCGCGGGACTTCAATGTGGGCCACGCGAAAACGAGGAAGGTTGGTGCCAGCGTGACGCCAGCCGATGATGTTCATAAAACAGAATTTCTGCCAGGGCTCATAGATGAGAGTCTTAGTCTTCCACTCTCCGATGGGGTGATTAAATTTCTGAACAAGTCGGAGGTATCTCTCCGCTCGGTCGGCATCAAAGAAGTATTCAGTCTTCTCAAAATCCTTCAGGTAGCGGCGGCAGGCTCCGATGACAAATTTGCAGTTGGGAATCTTCCCATCAAGAACATCAATGGCATACTGATGCCCGGCGAAACAGTTCGGATGTTGGTCGATTGAAAAAGGGTTGTCCATAACCCCGTCTTTCATTTCCTAGTTCATCTCCGGCATCTTATCAAATCGGTCCCTTCCCATTTCGACCGCATTGACCAAGCCCTCGATGTAGTGAACAGAGGCCACGACTGGAATCCCGGTAGGGTCAGCATGGACTGCACCTTGAGCGAAGGTGAGAAAGGCCTGGAAGCAGGATATGCTAAAATACTTTGATTGGCAAAATCCGTTGCCTACTGTGTTCACAACTCTTTTCTGATGATTCTGGACAACTCTCTTTATCTCCTCCACTAGATCCTTATTCAAAGTTTCGAGAATCTCGCCATTGGAGTCGATAAATTCCCGGACCTTCTTGTACTGCTCCATGTTTCTCATTTCAGCCAATCCTCATCCTTTACCTGATGTCCGGGGCTTGTCGCGCTATCTTTAGTCAGCTTCAGCCCCAGCATTGTGGAATACATTCTGATTTCTGATCGAACTTTGTTGAGTTGTTTCACTTCAGGGAATTCCGTGTAGGTATCCCCGAACCTTCCACCCATGCGTTTTAGGCTCCATCCGTTCTTTGCAATGAATTGGTTCAGGGCCTCACACTCGACATGGAGATCGCAAAGAATCTTGAGTTGGGCAAGGTGGCCAATCTTAAAGTTGTCTCGCTTGGCGACATCGGCGATGTAGTAAATCCAATGAGTGACAAAAATAGAATTGCGAGAAGGAGGGGGGTAGAGGTCGAGAAACTTTTTTGTCTCTCGGTCAATCCCCGGAAGTTCGATGACTTTGACGTAGGGGAGGAGCCAGTCAGCAAAAGCGGGCGGAGGTTCTTCCTGGACGACTTCGACTCTTTTTCTTTCCTTGGTGGGTTTCTTCGGGTCTATGACACCAAATCTTTTCTGGAGGCGGGGGATGAGAAATTCCTTTTCGAGTTTCTCTTTCCCCTCCTCGATAATCTCTTTAACGTCCTCCGTCTGGTAAAATCCGACGCGTTTTGCGGATTTCCCCTCCAAGCTTAATAGTTTCTTCGATTTCTTCGCCATCCCGACTTCCATCCTTGATGGTAAAACTATCCTTTGTCTGCAAGACCCAGAAATCACCCGTAATGCTATCACCAGTTGGTGTCACGGAAAATACCCTATCTCCCACTGCATCAAGGAAGATCTCAAAGAAGTGGGCGATGCTGGACCTTTCTGGAAGTTGGGCTTGCTTATCTCCCTTTCTCGAAATAAGGGCCTCGATTGTAGACCACAGAAATCCTTTCCCCTCCTCATACCTCACACGGCCATCCGGGGATGATGTTTTGGCCAGCTCCAAAAAATTGATAAGAACTTTCCTCTGCCATCTCGTCATCGAGGTATGGGCCAGGAAATAGAAATGCGGGCTCTTGAATTCCAGGTTCGGGTAATCCTCTGGTCTTCCATGGCGAAGAATCCATCTTCCAATCTGAGCAATGAAAGCAAGGTCGTATTCCGGAGCTTCCGGGTTCTCAACCTTCTTCGTGAGAAGGTCGATCTCTTCGCTTGTCATCGAAGTCTCAAGCCTACTTTTGGTCAACTGGAGTGGAACAAACTTTCTTGCATCAAATGCGATGAAGTTATCCCTTGGCTTGTTATTGGAAACGACGAGAGAGGTGTAAATCTTTGTTGAGCGAGAAGCATCAACTCCTTTCTTTTCGATGGAGATGGAATCGTTCTGAACTTCCTTCATCACGTTCTCCATCTCAGCGTCGTAACGAAGTTCGTCGAACCAAGCCAAGGTGTTTCGTTCAAGCTGGGAATTAAACTTCTCCGTGAAGGTGGACTTCTTTCCATCCACGGAATTGTCCTCGCCATGCAAAGCGCGGAGAACAAGTTTCAACCTGTTCTTCCCAATCCCAGGAGAGCCTTGAAGAACAAGGTACGTCATAGCCCTTGAGGTGAGGGAAGCCTTCACCCAGGAGTAAAAGAACATTCTCTCTTTTTTTAAGGGGAAGAGATGGAACATCAATTTTTTGAAAAGAGGGGGGAGTTTGTCGTCAAGTTGGCCCTTGTAGGATTTCCAGTCCGGGGGTCGATAGACATTCAGAAAAGTATACTCTCTCCCGTTCTTGATCCGGGTAGAGTAACCCTTTTTCCCATACGGGCTGTATTCTGGGATAACTGGCAGGGCCTTCCCGATTATATCTTCTTCCTTCAATCCCATTTTCTTCATGTAGGGGAAGGCGGAGATGTCGCCCACAATGTTGTCCTCCTCGTCTGTCAGATAGTAGACCGACTCCCTTTTGGGATTGGTCATGTCCAGGTTGAACCGGATGTTTCTCATTCCCGCAGGAAGGGGAACATCAGGCCCTCCGCCCTCTTCTTCAGGGAAAAGGAACAGGCAATACTCTTTTATGAATTTTGCGAACTCCCCACGACTCATCACCTTGGCATCCTTCACCAGGGGGTAGACAGCAGACATAACTGCATCGGGGATCTTGTCCTGGAGAAACTGTAAAAGTTTTTCTGGGGGTACAGGCGACCCCACAGGAAGCCTCAAACACTTTGCCCGACCAGGGAGGTACTCTTGGATGGAGTAATTGTAGTCTGAAAGGAGTTTGGAAAACTGCTCAAATAGTTCCTGGCCAGAGTTTTCCTCCCCATGGCCCGACTCATCCCATTCCGATTCCAAATTACCTCCTGTGTGGAGGTAGACCAATAACCCACCAAAAGGGGAGGGGGCAAGACCCACCATCTCAGTTAAAAATTTTGCCTACTGATGGCAGGGACACCAATGTAACAAAATTATTATGTTACAAAGATATATTCTATAAATTAATGGTAAAATTTTATATCTCAGTATTTCTTGAAATACTGATCCTATAGGTATTCAATCCTCCACACCCCCCTCAAATCTAATATAAGCGGTGGAGAAGGCACTTTTCAAAAAAGATACTTCCTTGGTAAACCTGTCAAGTTTGTGTTTTTGGCCTTTATTTGGTGCCTAAAAAATAGGCATCTGAATTATCTTTTTCCGGAGGCCGTTTTTCAATAAACAGGAAAGGTATAAAATTGCCAAAATTTTGGGGTCATTTTGGCCAGGTTTTGGTCCTATTTTTGGCCCAATTTTCGACGCTCAAAACGGGCTTCGACGGACATGATTTTCAGGTCCTCTGGCAGGTCCGAATTGATGATCTTCGACAGGTCCAAAAGGAACTCCGAATCGGCTGATTTTGGTCCAGTGGTAGCCACAGGTTTTTCTTCCACTGGGGCTGTCGCCTTGGCCTGAAAACTTTCTTTCAGGGCTTCCATCGCTGGCTTGTAGTCCAGTGGGGAGTAGGGACGGTAGAGGGCCTCGGGGGTTCCATACTCGTCTTGGTTCCATTCCTTCTTTTGGCCGCCCATGTAGGCCCGCAGAGAAGCGGCTGTCAGGGGATCTCCTTTGGAATTGGTGACAAATTCATTGGTGAGGATCTCTAAGACCTCCGCCACGGATTTGCCTTCCTTCCTCATCAGATCTTTCACCCGGAGGTAGTCCTGTCGCCCGAAGGGCCTTCCTTCTCTCTTTAGCCTGGCCTGTCTCCGTACTTCCTCCGGAAGCCAGGGAAAGTCCCTATCCCCCTTCGTGTAGTAGCTGATGGCCGTCTGGGTGAGTTTCCCACCCTCAATCCCGACATACCCTAGGCTTGTCAGGGCCTCGGCCATCCATGTCTGGTTCTTTCCTTCATTCTTTGCGGTCACGCAGAAATCGTAGGCTTCTTTGTCGAAGGGCTTCTTTGGTGTTTCCATCTTTTCCTCAATAACGGTTGGCTTGTTTTCAAATCTAGGAACTTCCGCTGGGGCCACCTCTTGTGGCGGTTCGTTGGCCTTCCTCCTGCGAAGGACAACATGATCTATGAAGGGTTTCCCTTGCTCCCGGCAAGCCTTCTTGATTTCCCGGATGCAGTTTTCATCGTTGCGGAAATCAGAAGGCGTCCGATTCAAGACCACATTCTTAACCCCGTCCCAGTAGACAAGGCCATGCCCCGGGTCCCGCTTGAGACGGAAGCCGTTGAGTTCGAGGATCTTCATTGGGTCTTTGATTCTTTTGATCTCTTGCATAAATCACTTCTCGATCAAGATGATTGTGGGCCGGGGTGGATTGGCGAGGTTCCGCAAGATGGCCTCTTCCATTTCCTCTTCTTGTTTTATCCGTTGGTCGATTTTTCTTAGGTCCTCTTTTGAGAGCTTCTCTGCAACATACTGCTGGGCCCTGGAGCCATGCCAGCCAGAGGACATATTTGCCCGGTAATAATCATGGGGGCTGGAAGCCAAACTCTGACATCCGACCGCCGCCAAAGACATCAATAAAAAGGCCATTTTCTCCATCATTGTTTTCATCTTTTACTCCCCATCCTGTTTTTCTATTTCTTGTTCAATACGTTCTTCCATCCCGATCTGAATACTAGTGAGGGGCCTTAGGCCTTCCTCTACGTCCACCCATACCTCACGCCGCAAGGGTTGGGAGATTACCTCCAGTAGTCTACCCCACACTTTAGGTACTCTTCTTATTCCCGGGGCCCTCCGTGTCATCCCGCCGCCGAGTGGGTCTTTCTTCTTCATCTTAAAATCCCTGCTTTGTGAGTTGAAACCGTATATCAGACACGATCCCGTCCCCCACGATCTCCGCTATGCGGTCTTCCTTAGGGGAAAACTTCATTCGCACCGGGCGGGACGTTTTTCGGGCTATTTTCATGTCTGCCCACCCTTTCACCCATATCCTCAGTTGGTGACAAACTCGGTTCTTTGGCTGCATTGCTCCCATCTCAAAATCCCCCTCTATCAATACGGCCAATTACTTCCATGATAACCCCCCTAAAAATACCCGTGAGGCGATTTTCCCTTTTCCAAAGCCCCCAATATAGGGCATCGGATTTTATTTTCGGTACTTTTTCCCAGGCATCGAGTTTACCTTTTACTGCTAGTTCAAACGTCATCCTACTCCGCTTGTGGGCAAGTTTACCCGGGACCAACATTTCCATTTCGTGCTTCTCCTTATTTCTTCTTTGGTGAATTGACGTAGACCAAACTTTTCTTCGCTCGCGTGACCCCGACGTAGAAAATGTTCCACTCCGCCGCGATAGCTTCAGGCTTTCTGGCGTATTTGCTAGGGATGAGGTGAGAGTTCAAAAAGATCACGCGGTCTCTTTCCAGCCCTTTGCTTTTGTGGACGGAGCAAAGTGTGACTTGGTTCGGATTCTTACTCTCATCGAACATTGCTTCGATCTCATAGTTGAGACCTGGGATCGTCCCGGATTGTGATTTTTCCATAAAGACCAAGAGACACTCGTACCTCTCTTCAATGGAGGAAAGATTTGCGTCTGGGTCTTTCTTCAGGGCCTTGGCAATTTCTTTGTCTTTCCAGGCCGCAAGTTTCTCTGCGAGGTCGTTGAAATTCTTTGGCCGGAGTTTTTTAACGAGGCCAGTCAGCGAGGAGCCGATGTCCCTCCCCATAATCTTTGCCGCCATGCCAGCTCGGATGAGGTCAAAAGCGCAGCGAACAAGCGGGGCATTATTGCGGCAAATCACCATATCGCCCCGCTGGAAGACTTCTGTCATGCGGCGGGGGTCGTACTCGCCCAGACGCAACACTTCGCCCTCAGGAGCCGTCTCTGCGGCTTCAAAATGGGGGACAAATTGCTGGGCCTCGCGGACAACCGATTTCGGGCAGCGGTAGGTAATCGACAGAGGGAATTCCTTGCAGTTGAACTCATTTTTAAGAAGGTCCATCGAGTTAGTTGACGCACCGCGCCATTGGTAGATGGCCTGAAATTTGTCCCCGACCCCTATGAGCCGACCTGTCTCCAGTTTCACACAGCCATGAAGCATTTTTCTCTGAATCGAAGAGATGTCCTGGGCTTCGTCCACCATGACAATATCGTGCCTGTCCATCTTCGCCCGGTAGGCGACTGTCATGTAAAGCTGGTCATCGAAATCAATCTCCGTCCACATTTCCAGCCCGATGAGGAGACACTTCCTTGCCAGACCAACGCAGACTTCGAGCATCTGATTTTCTTTTTTAATCTTCGTCTCGACGCTATCGAACTGGTCTTCCTCGTCGAGCAGGTCAACATCGTAGGTGGAGCAAAGCTCCTGCCAGGTTTCCATCGTGTCCGGCAGGATGCCTCCCTTGGCGTCCTGGCACCCGTCAGGAACGATGCCCTGGTGCTTCGCTAGGGCGACCATGCGGCGAACTCGCGTTGCCACCTTCTCTAAGAGATCCGCCTCAGATTGAGTCAGCATTGCTCGGTACTCGGGGCTATTTTGCAGGATGTCCCATGTTTTATTGGCGTTGAGTTGGACTTTGCCGCCGACATGGCGAAGCCACGCCCGATGCCCGAGAGCATTTAAGGTTCTGACTTGAACGTGGGAGGGTACTCTTTCTTGAAGCTCAGTGGCTATTGATTTGTTAAAGGCGAGGAAGAGGATGCTCAGATTCTCAGGCAGGTACTCTAGAGATTTTACAATCGTGGTCGTCTTGCTCGCGCCAGCGAGAGCATAAATGATAAGGGACTCTTTGCCGTTTTTGATTTCATTGAAGATGTCTTGTTGATACTTGCTTGGTACGAATCCCATTGAATCACTCCATCTTTACTTACTGCGATTTACTTTAGTCAACTATACCGTAAATTTCTTTCCCCTTCTAGCGATTTCTTAAAAGGGTGGCAATCCTTCCTTATCTTTCACCGATTTTCCGTAATCCTGGGGCAATAACGCCCCTATTGGCTTATAAGCCCCCAGATCCTTTCTGTTTTATGCACAGTACCTTGTATGAAAATGATCTGGCGCATTATGCATCTGTTTCCAATGATTTCAGGTACTTACAAAGTTTCCTAGGCGCGTCATTATGCATTGGAGTTTGAC